GTCTCCAATCTTCATTTGAGTCAGAATATTTTAATGTAACCATCTTAATTCCATTCAATCTACACCACTCTATTTTATCACAATCTTTGGCTTGTGCAAGTATAAAATCAGCCTTGCTTTTATGAAAGAAAGGACAGAATTCATAATGTTGTTGACCATGAACCTCAAATGCAGATTTTATTTGTGGTATATAAAAATCAAGATATAAAACGCCTTTTCTATGCAATGCAGTACTTCCGGGTAATTTTACCTCTTCAAGTATTCTATAGCTATGATATATTTCTTTTAATAGTTTTCTTGCTCTAAGATGATATTTTGATCTGGCACGTTTATCGTCGGCTTTGACATCATAACTTGACAAATTCCAAATATATTCTTTACCATTAATTCCTACTATTTTCATTCAATAAAGTTCCTTAATTTTTTGAAATACAAACTGTGCTATATCTTCATGGGTGGTAAGAAATTCGCACAGATTATTAGAACCTTGAAACTTTAATGCTCTTTCAATATCATCCACAGATGAAGCATTGTTTTCATTTAGATATTTGGCAATAACTGGATTTGAAGTATCGTCAACAGCACATTGTATTGTATACCAAGCACCACTAGCTTTTATTAATCTAAACTCACAGGCAATCTGTATTACCTCTTGTACTTCATCTATTCCTATTCCATATCTAATCCAACTTTCTGCTGTACTATTTGGTCTTCCTCCAGCGTTTGATGTTTTAATAGACCAATTAGCAATTTGTCCAACGTGTTCGCCAGTATCTTTTGGAACTTGCCATTTGCCACGATGTGTTATTACCATGTTTGTTCCAGCTTGATACTGTAACATATTTCCACAGTCTGCCATTTTAGATGGTGCGTATGGAGAACCGCCAGTATTAGCAATATTGTGTGTGATACATATTAACATGGTTTTATTTTTCATCAGTGTTCCACTAATGCGTTTGAAAAACATTGATAATAATCGTGGCAAAGCATTTCTTACTCCAGTTCTTACTTCTCCTTCTAATTCACACGCTGGAACCATATTAGATAAAGAGTCTGCTATTATCAAACAGCCGGGATCATTATTAATGTAATATTCTATAATATTGAGAAAATCTTCCGCTGTTAAAATACGATCATCTGTGGATTCAATAATAATAATATTGTCTGGATTTAATCCTTTTATGCCATCAAAATTTTGTTTAGATAATCTACCTTCAGTATTTACATAAATCACACGCTTACCCTTTAATTGGCACTTTGCGGCAAAGTGTAATGCGGTAGTTGTCTTTCCACTCTTTGGATCTCCTGTCATAACAATAACAGAACCTTCTCTTAATCCACCACCAAGTGCAATATCTAATGCTGGAGACACGCCAATTACTTCTAGACTATTTATTGACTCAAGTACTTCTGTACCACTTCTTACAACGTCTCCATATTTACTAATGACAGAATTGCTTACGCTATCTGCTTCAAACTTACTAGTAGTCTTTTTCTTTGTTTTATTCATAAATCCCTCAGTTTATTAAACATCGTTTTATTTTTTGATATAGACTGTGTTTTTCTAGATTGTAATTCTTTGTTATCTATTTCAATATCTGTGGTACACTGTTGCTTGCTTTGTGCTTCCTTGATCTTACTATCATACATCGCAATGACCTTTTCCGCAAGCGGATTAATTTTGTAACCTCTACCATTTTGTATTCCTAGAACTAATAACTTATCAAATTCTTTAGATTTAATGGCTTGTAATATAGCTTCTTCGCTATATTTTTTCTTTAACTGTCTTGCTGCACCAAGTTGTTTTTTCCAAATCCAATGATTTGGATCACCCTTAGTCCAAAATTTATAAGATGGTTTTCCAAGATTTAATTTTTCTGCTCTTCTAAGAATAATAAGTTCTGCAACATAAGCTTCAAATGTGCAATATTCCCCAGTATGAATATGCTTATACTTATGTGTTTCTGACCACTGTTTTTGATAGTCTTGATTAAACAGTGCTGGTTTTTGAGGGTTGTTCATAGTATATTATAGCTTCTTCAAAACAGTCTTCAATATTGTCTATAAATGAACTTTCTTCTATCAACTCTGGCGTTAGCCACATTGTTTTATGTACTTGATTATCAATTATTTTACCAATAGTATAGCATTCTTTTGTTCTTCCACCAAATTCGCCCTTTATTGAACGAACTAAGTATATTCCATCACAATTATTTACTTCTACTTCTATTTGATGAGATCTATATCTTAATCCAAGTTTTGTTATCTTTTGATTAGTATTAGATAACCAAGACTTAACTTTAAACCAATCATTATATACTTTTAAATAAACATCTTGATTATCTGATGTTTGAAAATAAATCCATATATTTTTTTTCAATTCTGGAGATGCTGAATATACTTTTCTCCAGTTTTCATATCCAAAAATAAAATCAATCATGTTTAATCTTAGTTACGCAATCAGATGGTTTTTTAGTTGTCTTTCTTTTTCCGTCACCTATCATAGATGCGGTTTCTGTCATTACTATAGAACCTTTACTTTTAGCAAAGTGATCTCCAGCCCTAATAGTAGTCTTGGAAGATCCAAAGTTTTGCTTTAGATATTTTCTAATGGTTTCTACTTTTCTATCTAAAACGTTTGCTAATTCTTGATCTGTTAATGTTTTGTAATGGTGTTCTATATAAAAAGCTTCTACTTGTCCTATTGGTCCAGTTTTAGACATTGATATAACTCCTTTGTGTCCTAGTCATATATAGAGAATTTTTTGTTCTTAGATATAGAACATAATAATCAAAAACAGACTTTGAAACAGACTTAAGATTTATAGTTAGATTAGATTCTCTATGACTATCTATACCATTTGGATCATATGGAATATTATTATTAGTAGCTATAAGATATTTTATTTGCTTGTTATTGCTTGTGTTTATTTCAACTACTTTTGCAAAAACCTTTTCACTGTCTGAGCATAGTTCACCAGACTTATTATATAATTGCTCTGTTGTTTGAGCTTGAAAATCTTTTTTAACATAAGAATCTACAAATTTCATGTATCACCTGTAATAATATATTTTTGTTTTTGTTCAGCGGTCATTTTATTAATTTGTTTTTTACTTGCTTTTCCAAACTGAGAAAATAGAGATTGATTTTGTGCCTCTTTTTCTTTTTGCTGTGTCTCTATTTCTGATCTTTTATATGTTCCAACCTTAGACCAATTTTTATCTGCTAATTGACCTATAGTTTTTACATCTTTGACAAAGGCACCAAGACCTCCAGTGATTTGTCTCTGTAGAGAATGTGAACCACAACTTGGACATAGGGTAATAGGATCATCATGTATGGATTGATAATGATCTATCACCCTATGATCACAACTTGTACAGGAATAATCGTATAACATTATTGCTCCAAAGCGTATAGCACACTGGCTATAATTCCGTTCCTCTGTATATCATGGTAGTCTAATTTACAGATTCCGACACCATTTAAATTATTTAGTCTATCTAAGCAAAAAGATAGTCCACTTTTATTAAATAGGTCGGTTTGTTTCATGTCACCATTAATAATGACTTTAGAATTTTTACCCATTCTTGTTATGAACATTTTGATCTGTTCCATAGTACAATTTTGGGCTTCATCTAAAATCATATATGAATTATGAAACGTCATTCCTCTCATAGTTTCAAGTGGTTCAAATCTAATTCTATTAGTATTTACATAAAGTCCAAATTTATCTCTACCAAGAAAATATTTTAGATTTTCTGTCATAGGTGCTAAATATGGCTTTATCTTTTCATTCAATTCACCCGGTAGTGATCCTATATCTTTACCGGTACACACTAGTGGTCTTGTAACTATAATAGATTCTATTTTATCTTTACATAAATGTTCAGATGCTATTCCAGCAGCAATAAAAGATTTACCAGTGCCAGATGGTCCTATACAAAATGTAATATCATTTTCTATTATAGATAGAATATAGTCTTTTTGATTCTCCGTTTTTGCTTCTAAAGGATTGGTTTGATTTACGTCTTTTGTTTTTTGCTTCTTTGTTTTTTTAAACGAATTGTTATGCTCCGGTGCTGCCAAAGCCGTTATCTCCCCTTTGCGAAGAGCCAAGCGTTTCTAAAACCCGCATAGTCACGCGAGGAACTTCTTGGAATATAATCTGCGCGATTCTATCCCCGATATTGATTCGTACAGAACTAAAAGAAGTGTTGTACAAACATACCATAACTTCCCCTCTATAGCCAGCATCTACGACACCAGCTAATACATCAAGACCATGTTTTACAGATAGTCCAGAACGGGGCCAAATTAGGCCAGCCATAGTGTCTGGAATTTCCATCATAATGCCAGTATTTATTGTTTTTCTTTGTTTTGGTGGTATAACAACATCTTCTATTGAATATAAATCCCAACCAGCGTCCGTTAAATTAGCTTTTGTTGGAACTTTTGCATGTTGGTGATTTAATACAATTCCTACATCTGGTGATGGAGAAGCAAAATTGCTATTTAATGTTATTGAATATAATTCTTGATTGTCACCAATACATGTTGGCAAAAAGCTCATAATAGTCCTCCTAAGTCAATATCCCCTAAATCATTTTTACTAGCACCAATTTTATATGAAGTGATTTCATGTTCTTGTGGTGCAACTTGAACAGATTCACTATTCATCCACGGATCTGTCCATCCTGCAATTGGATTTTTATATCCTTTTTCATATGGAAGACCTATATTCTTACGCCTTGTCATACATAGCCAATCAACATATTCGCTCATTACCCTATCGTTTAAACCTATGATTGAGCCATCTTTAAATAGATATTGTGACCACGCCTTTTCTTCACTGGCGGCAGAATCAAACATTCTACAAGCCTCTTCTTCGCATTCTGAGGCTATGTCAACAAATCCCTCTTCTGGAACAGTGCGTAAAATCTTTATTATTTCTTGTGTGTTATATAGATGTAACGCTTCGTCTCTTTTTATAAGCTTGATAATATCAGCGTTACCTATCATTTTTTTATTTTCCGCAAAAGCAAACGCACATATGAATGATACATAAAAACGAATTGCTTCCAATATATTTACACTTATTAGCGTTAAATATATCTGTTTTTTAAGATCTTTTTTCTTGGTTGAATTACCAAGCTCCCTAAGAGCATTATACTCTTTAATTGCTACATCTGCCCTCTTTAATATTTCTTTATCTGTTAAGCAACTATCGAGAATTTCGCTAGGGTCGCTATACACATTTTTAATAATATATGTATAACTATAACTATGAATTTGCTCAAAAAATTGCCAGACGTTCATACATGCCTCTAATTCTGGATTAGAAACATAACTTAGTAATGTTGGTACTCCACGACAAATTACAGAGTCCATCATTGTCTGATACTTAAGATTAGATGTAAAAATGAAACGCTCATTTGGAGTCATTATATCATCATTCTTAAAATCATTTCTATCCTTTTTTAATTCTATTTCTTCTGGCCTCCAGAAAAATTCTAGCTGCTTTTTATATAGATCAAAAAATACTGGATATTTAAACTTATCATATCTCTGTAGAGATAGATCTTCACCTAAGAATAATGGTTGCTCTAGATAGTTTACATTTTTTTTATTAAGTATTGTTTGCATATTAACTTGTATACCTCAGAATATTTTTGGCTTTTTCTTGTACGAACATCATTGGTCTGTTTTCTATACTATACCAATCCGCATCTTTCTTTACACCCATATGTTCTAAAATTGTCCATTTTAAATCTTCTGGTTCAAATGGATGATCTACGGGCCTCTCTCCATTGTTATCAGAAGTACCAATTACTCTATTCATTTCATATGTATCACATGCTATTAATAGTGGAACTAAATGGGGCCAATGATCTCTACCAGCATCTTTATTAATTTTTGGTGTTCTTCCAAAGTCACCACTCATTACTAATAGATTTCTATAGTTGATATTTCTTTGTTCTGCTGAATTAAAATACATTGATAACACATGATCTAATGCTGGTACTTTACTTTTTAGACCATTTAATATATTATCATGCATATCCCATCCACCATAATTAATGGTAACAAATTTGACACCAGCCTCTACAAGCCTAATAGCAGTAAGCATATCTTTTCCAAGCTGACTATCTTTATAGTTATCAAAGTCTTTATCTTTTTCTATTAAGAAAGCCTCACCCGCTTTTCCTGTCAATACATCTACAGCTTGACTTCTTAGTTCAAGCCAAGCGTTGGCATTACGATCATCTGGTATGGGACTATGCTTTTCAAGAACTTCTAGCATTTTCATTCTATCATTGAATTTCTTTTCATTCTTCATAAATAGATCGTTTACGCCTTCTTTGTTTGCCGTATAGCCCATATATTTAGTACCCATCCATGCGGCACCATCATACTGAATTGTATTTAATTTAATATAAGAAGGTAGACCATTTTTTATATTTGTTCCATACTGACCGGCGACAACGCTACCAAAGCTGGGCCACTTTGGTGGGCTATTTGGAGTAG